CGATGGCGATTCCTTTGCCGATAAGGATATCGGCGGTCTCGCGGCTCACCCAGGCAATACCTTCCTGGAGGTGCTTTTCGCCTTCGTGATCCACCGGGTAGGCTACCCTCAGCTTAATCAGCGAAGGGTCGGACCAGTGGTAGTATTCGGCGGCGTTGGATGTGCCGGTGCTCATCGAAGTAGAGGCGGCGAATGATGGCTCTTGCATGATATTTCCCTTTTTAAGAGGCTTGAAAGAATGGATTAGCTGATGGCAGCCCTCACGGTAGCGAAGTCAGGACCCTTTACGATTGCCACCTTCCGGATATTGGAGATGTAATCGTAGAAGTACTGCTCCATGACAACGCTGAACTTGTTTTCGGCGAAGTCGGTACCGTTGTAACCTACGCGGACGATGAAGCCACCACGCAGGATTACATTGAACTGCTTAAGATCGCCAACGATCACGTCGTCGGCGGCCATTGCGGGGTTGCCGATGAAGGACAGGTTGTCCAGTACAGCTGGGCGATCTACGTACTCGTTAGTCGTAGACTTGTTGATGCCCATGCGGTACTTTTTGAATGTACTCATGATCGCTGAGTTCGCCTGATTGCCGAATGTCGCTGCGTCAACCTGAGCAGCCATGGCGGCCAGGGCGTCAAAGTCATTTGCATTGGCAACCGGAGTTGCATTGACAAACGACGCGCCCGTATTATAGGCAGTAGCCGCGGCGATCAAATCAGTTAATATCACAGCGTTGACGGCATTCAGCACGTCAATGCGCCCTTTACCCATGATATCAGACTGCAGGCGGGCAAAATCAAGGGAAAACTCTTCCGTGATGTTGATCAGCTGAGCTTCCTTTTTGTACGCCTGGCTCTTGAGGGTATAAGCATATTGTACGGTTGGCTTTGTTGCACCTTCAGCAACAACAGTCGATGTACCCTGCTTGGCCACTTCCTCAAACCACATTGCAAACGGCATATCCCAGCCGGCTGTTGTGACGTTTACAAGATCGAATAACCACTGGGTATTACGATATTGGCTGAAAAGCGGTGACGTTCCACCGATTCGCAGCAAGGTTGCAGCATCAAGGCTTTGTGCAATGGAAGAGGTACTACCACCTCCAGACAGGCCGTCTACAGTACCGGTGACGCCGGCCGCCTTATTGGTGTCTGCCAGCGGCCGCATTACAAAAGTCCCGTCAGCCTTCGCGTGGACCATGAATTCTTTCACACCGACGCCTTGCTGCTTGATGCGCTTGAATTCTGCATCGCTCTCCGCCAGTACTTCAGCAATTGATTTAATTGCAGACGTGGAAGTGGTCGCCAGCTTCTGCGTCAGATCTTCAAGTGTCAGACCTTGCTTACGAGCAAGCTCCTTCACCTCGTCAATGGCAGTTTTGGCCGTCGTTTCATATTCCTTGAAACGCGCTTCGGTGATGCCGCCCTGCTTAACAGCCTCGGCAGCGATCTCCTTCATTTTAGATTCAGCCGTGTCCCAGCGAGCTTTGATATCCGCTGCAGCTTCCAGGCCGATCTTCGCAACGAGCGCTTTATATTGCTCTTCGTTCATTTTGAATGATTTTAATTGTTGAAAAATTTGGTTGACTTTATTGCCTCGCCTATATCGAATCCGTTTTCTTGCGGCTGGATCCAAGTGCCCGTGAGCGGCTCTTTTCCAGTGCTTGAATTCAACGTTGGCGTAATGCGATTGCTTCCAATGGGGACGGCCGACCCCTCGATCACCTTTGCTTCACGCACAGCCCAGAAGTAACCCTGTTCCTCTGCGTCATTGGCATTGGCGATCGAACCGATATATTTATTCCAGACCGCGAACTCTTCCTTATAGTAATCATCTTCCGGCTCGTTGACTGCAAGCTGCAGATCCACGTATTGCATGCCTACCGAGTGATTCTTGACGTAATCCTCTGAGTACTGATCAAACATATATGGATTACGCTTGTTGGATATGGCGCATTGGAAAATGAGCGCTTCCGTTACGCCTTCCGCATCGAGCCCCAGCTGCTGCCAGGCCATTTGCTTCGTGTAAGCCTGCACCTGATCGGTGATGATGCCCTGAAACTTCATCATGTGCTCCTGGAGCAGGTACAGATCCTTGGTTTCCGTCAGGCTTTTCTTCCAGAGTCCGGGAATATGGACATCCGAATGGCTGTCCATCCAGTTCGTAGTATTGATCACGCAGAGCCGATAGATAAGCTCCGGCGTATCCTCCGGCATTGCCGACGCCTTATTGGCGCCTCCGGTTTTCACAGAAAGCTTGTGCGCCTGGAAAAGCGGGTCTGAGAACTTCATCTCAAACTTCTTCTCAGCAATGAGTGCTTTCTTATTGCTCACAAGAAAACGAAACAAATCTTTCCCGGCCAGACCTTCAGGGATTACAATCTTTGCCATTTTTCGTTACGATTTCGTTGTTAGCAATCTGCTTGGCCTTGGTAGCCTTGGAGGCTTCCAGCTTCGCAGTATCCACTTTTGGCTTCTCGCCCTTCTTATCTTCTGGTTTCATCGGATATACTTTTTTAAGAGATCCTCAAATTGCGCGAGCATCTTCCCGGCGTTCGCATCGGCTGTTGATGTGGTGGCCGGATCGGTAGCAGCGGAAGGATTTTCAAGATTGTTCAGCTCGGAGCCGACCAGCATAGCCAGGCGTGTTTGCGGTGGAAGGCCAGATTCAATGATCCACTGATCATAGAAGGGCTTGAACATATCAAACTGCGGATCCGGGAGGGGATCTTCATCAATTGCCCGGCGCCAGTCGTTGAGTGTTGACTTACCGGCTTCCCATTCCAGGATAAACGCATCTCCCATCTTGCGACGAGCTGCTGCAGCGTTGATCAGCTCTTCCTGGAGTACGGGTAAGTCGCTGAAATCTTCATTGATCACGAGCCCGTATTGATCGCACTCAAATAACTTGTTCCAGAACGCTGTATCGCGCTTGCTATCCGGAATGATGTTATCCTGGTACAGATGCTTTTCAAAGTCATTGACATCTGATCCACCCAGGCTATTATTGCGATCGCTGGCTGTTAGCCTATACGGATATCTATACCCTTCGCAGATCCGCATGATATCATCGGCGATTTCCTCGAAGAACATCATGTCCTTCATGGAGAAGCTTGTCGGGGTGAATGACAAGGCTGCTTTCGTGATGATGTGCCTGAACTGCCCCATATTGGTACCGTACCGACGGGACTGCGCCTGGATGTCTAGCCGATCTTCCTCTGATACTGCAGTACTGCCGAACTGATCGCTGCCTGGACCACTACTGATAATGCCAGCCGGTCCGCGATCATGCAGTATGGCGCCGCGTGAGCGGAGCGCGAGAATGATATTAGCGATAGGCTGAGATAGCGCGCGGATCCGGCTCTCCGGAAGTACCACCGTAGTGAACGACGGTACAAAATCGCGCTGTATATAGCAGTCATCTACATTGAGCGGTATGGAAAAGCCGCCGTAGTTCAGCGTAATGCTTTCAAACGGACTATCCTTTTTAAAAATGAAGCTGCGTTGCTTAAGCAGGAGGTTCAGCCAGCAAGCCGGGATATTCCACATCTCCTCGGCATCAATATTCTTTGAGCCAGGTCCTTTGAACAGGTAAACGATATTGAATCCGAATATCTTTTGAAAGATCTTGCCTTGCGCCTCGAACTCATCCTGAGTCTGAATGGGATTCGGATTGGCGAGCAGCTTTCGGATCTTGACCGCCTGCTCGCTCATGGATTCCTTATCCTTCCCTTTACCGCTGGTCGCTTTAATAGAGGTAATGCTATTGGCGTGGCACTGTGCTATATTATTAATGATCGCCTGCAGTGGCGCACATAATGTATAGGCTTCCCAATAATGTTCCCAGGAAGTCCGCTCAATGATTCCGCCTATCCCGTTAGGAATGAACTGGATATTATTGTTCATTAAGCTAAGGCCGCGGCGATACTCACCTGTTTCCAGCGGAGCGCAGATGTTTGGGGCATCGTCCCACTTCGTGACTATGCCTTTCTCCATTTGACGAGGATTTCAGTTATTTTGATCCATCCACCGATTTCAAAGACCTTCTCAACGCCTGGCGCTACAATTACACTGACTGCGCGGTTTTCATACATGTACAGCGTTTCGTATTGCTCGAGCCAGATTGTTACATCACCTATGCAGTGGGGCCACCATGCCCGGCGGACCTTCACCATCGTATCGCCATGCTTAGGGGCTACAGCCTGATTGATCTTCCAATGCACCTTACAAATGTGACATTG